CATGATATTTACGGTAGTGAAAAACTGATGCATATATTGATTGAAGCGAATCCCGACCACGCAAACACCGTTTTATTTCCAGCAGGTATTGAGTTGGTTATACCCGAAACGCCCAAAATAAAAACCAACTCAATGAGGGCGCCGTGGGATGATTGAACAAACTGTGAATTTTTTTTCCAGTTCACCGCGACAAACTCGGCTCGTTTTAACGTATAACGGTAGGGATATCACTGCAGATATTTCAGACTATATAGAGTCGTTCTCGTTTACAGAGCGCGCACGAAATGGAGAATCGGACGATTTAAATATCACTGTCGAAAACACGACAGGGATTTGGTCAAATAGCTGGTTTCCTGAACGAGGTGCAACGTTAACAGCTCAAATTATCACAGAGAATTGGAATCAACCAAACGATTACGAGCAGCTCGATTGTGGGTCGTTTGAAATCGACGATTTAACGGACTCAGGTCCTGTATCCACGTTTTCAATTGGCGCGTTATCCGTCGGTATTACGTCCAGTATTAGGGGCGAATCGCGTAGCCAGGCGTGGGAAAAATTTAAATTTTCAGGACTGGTTAACGAAATCGCGCAACGTCATGGATTCGCTGTGTTTTTTGATAGCGATTACGACCCAGTTATCGATCGATTTGACCAAAAAAACGAGTCCGACCTCGAATTTTTAATCAAAATTGCCGAATACGTTGGTGTCAACGTCCGACTATCTCACAATAAAATTATCGTCTATCAGGAACGATTATATGATGCGCATGAGGTTTCACTCACGTTATCAAAAAACTCAGACGGTTTTATTAGGCACTCGTTCCGAGCGTCGAGCGCAGATATTTATTTGGCCTGTCAGGTGCAATTTTTGGACAGTAAATCGGGTAAATTGCTAACGTATCAATACACGCCTAACGGGCGTTCGGGAGTTATTGGTAAAAATGATTCAAATTCCAGTGGTGTCAAAATCGATCCTGTAACACGAATGGTTATCCCGTCGTCATCCGAACAGGAAAAAATTAGCGAGCCTCGTGTTGGGAAAACGTTAAAAATTAATCGCCGTTGTCGTAATTTGGCCGAGGCCGAGCAATTGGCAAAATCCAGTCTACGAGGAAAAAATAAACGGGAAATTACAGGTTCGTTAGCCTACGTTGGAAATTTGTATTTACGCGCGGGTTTAACGATCGCAATTAGTGGGTTTGGTGTGTGGGATTCTAGTACCTGGGTTATCGAGGAGGTGACTCATTCGTGGTCTGTGTCGTCGGGTCTAGAAACGTCAATATCAATTAGAGGGGTTTTAGGGTACTAATATGAGCATCACAACAGAATTAACACAACTGATTCGGTGGGGTGTGATTGTTTCAGTTAATAAAAATAACACAGCTCGTGTAAAATTTTCAGATATCGATAATATTGTTTCGTATGACCTACGAATTTTAGTTCCTAACGCAAATAAAAACCGATATCAGGCGCCACCCGATATCGGCTGTAACGCGTTGTGCCTCATGCTACCTACAGGGCACAGCGACGGATTTATTTTGGGCACGTTTTATAACGAAACAAATCCCGCACCAATTGGCTCGTTGGATCAGGTACTGCATTGGTCGTTTGATGACGGTACTGTACTGGAATATAACAAATCGACGAGTACGTTAACCGCAAACGTGAACGGTCCTGTAAATGTTACAACAACCTCTACAGCACAAATTGAGGCTGAACAACTGGTAACGGTTAAATGTCCAAAAATTGATTTAACGGGTGATGTGACGATTACGGGTGAGGTAACTGTTATAGTTGGTGGCGATGTTGTTGCTGAAATTTCGTCACAAAATATGCAGATCACTGGGAAAATTGCATCAACTAACGATATTAGCACCAGTCAGAATATTACAGCAAAAGGTAATATTACAGCAATTGGTCAGGTGTCGGGGGCGAATTTATGACGTTTGCCAGCACGTCAAACGACGATTTTAATCTATCGGATTTGCTCGATTTTAATAGCCTGGGCGTTTCGTTTGGTATTGGCTCGTTCGGTAGTGTCATTTTTAGGGTCAGTTCGACGCAAATAAAAACGTTTGACGAGCTGTCCCGCCGTGTAGCTGCTAAATTCGCAGATCACGAGGTCGCAGGGAAAAAACCAATTTCCGAGAAAACAGGTGAGGAATTGGACCAGATAACGTTTAATATCCAGCTCAATCGAGCGTACTGTAAACCCGAACAGGAATTATTGACACTGAATAAAATTCTATCGTCAGGCGTTGCTAATCGGTTAATTATTGGAACTCGCAATCTCGGCAAATTCACGCTACGAGAATTTGAGGAAAATCTAACACACGTAGGTAAAAACGGCGCGTTGTTGTTTGTCGATTTATCAGTGACGTTAGTTGAATATATCGATTCGTTTCCTAATAACGCCAAAACCGTACAACGAGAGGACGAGACAATGCGGGCAGAAACAGGTAAAGGAGGCCCCGAGCGTTTACCAGGCTCTCCACCTGCGTCAAAAAACAGACCCATGACTCCGTCTCACTCATCATCAGGTATAGAAACAGGTGACACAGGTGATAATGATGAATAGTTTTGTTATTTCTGAACAGGATTCACCAGGGATAATAATCGGCGCAACTGGCGTTACTGAGATTATTCAAAACGTGCGAATTATTTTATCGACAATTAGAGGCTCCGTGTTTTTAGATCGTGATTTCGGTTTAAATCCTGATTTTATCGATTTGCCCCAAATGCAGGCAGCGTTTAAATATCGTGAGGAAATCATCAATCAGATTGAACGCTACGAACCGAGAGTCACCGTTTTGGAAATTAATTTTAAAACGGATCAAAATAATTTAATGAACGGCTCGTTATTGCCAGTTGTAAAAATAGAAATTCGGGACGGGGTTTTATTATGAGCATGTATAGCGAATTGTTGCATTTAGAAGATGTTAATTTTACGGAAACTAACGCGCAATTGATAGAGCGACAAATTATTGACGATTATCAAAAAATAGCAAAAACGGTTTTATATTCAGGTGACCCTATCCGATTATTTTTGTCAACACTGGCGTATCGAATTGCACAGGAACGGTCAATTTTCAATATTGCAGCTCGTCAAACTCTATTACGTTACGCGACGGGTGGACACCTGGACCACGTTGGCGCCATGTTGGGCACGTATCGACGTGGCGAATCGTGTTGCGGTTGTGTTGCTGAGTTCTCAATAAATCAAAAAATGACGTTTGACGTTGTGATTCCTGCTGGAACGCGTATTACTGGCGACGGGCAATCGATATTTGCAACACTCGACGAGGTTAAAATTATTTCAGGCTCGCTATCTGCAATCGTTAACGTGCAATGTCTCGCACCTGGTAGTAAATATAATAATATTGATATTGGTCAAATTTCCAATTTCGTCGATCCGTTGGCCTACGTTACTGCAGTAAAAAATATTACAAAAACATCAGGCGGTGCTGATATCGAAACGGATAATTCGTATCGAGAACGAATTGCGTTAGCACCTGAGAAATTTTCGGTCGCAGGGCCCGCGTTAGCCTATAAATACCACGCCCTATCTGCACATCAAAATATTATTGATGTTTCGGTGGAACGGACGTCACCTGGTATTGTGCGTGCGAGTATTTTACTAACGGACGGCAAAATTCCCGATATAAATTCACCCGAAATTATCGCGGTTAAAACGATATTGAACGACGAGGAAATACGTCCGCTAACTGATACGGTTGACGTTGAGCCAGCTGTACCTATTGTGCAAAATTATTCAATCACCTGGTACCTATCGGATACCAATTTATCGTTACAGTCAACAATCGCACAAAATATCGCGCGCGCTGTCACAGAATACGAAACCTGGCAAACCACTAAATTGGGTCGAGATATTAATCCAGACGAATTAATTCACCGCTGTAAAAACGCGGGCGCCAAACGAATAAAAATATCGGGATTGAATTACACAGTACTGGACAATAATCAGGTCTGTTCGTTTTCCAAAAATAAGAATCGCATAAATTTTGGTGGTACTGAATCAGAATAACTATCAACTGGGACAACGCGCCCACTAAAAACAGGAATTAAAAATGTCAGGCATTTCATTGAGTGAAATGCGGTTTATCGACATG